CCGCACCACCGTATCGACTTGACCGGCCCTTGGGCCGGTTTTTCTTTCCTCGGTGATCGTCTGATCACACCCGAAGGCCGCGAGCTGGAACCGCAGGATCTGGCCTGGCTGTCGCTGACTGCCTGCCAGGCACAGGAATGGCGCCGGATGATGGAAGCTGCACGCTCGGCGCCGTCGATCGACAGTTCCAAGCGTGGTGGCAATCTTCCTGCAGTAACGTGGGATCGTCCTGCCACTGTCGTCAATCTGCGGGACGTGGTGAGCCGGCGCAAACAGCGGTCGGCGGTGGCGATGGCTGGCCCTGACGCCGAGCCACCTGCAGGTGTCCTGCCGGTACCGGGGCCGAAACGCCGCCAGCGCGTGTGAGGCGCTTCCGTAGGGGCGCTGCCCCTACACCCCGGCTAGAATGCTCGCAGGACGCCTTGGGGAAGCCACATGGACCGCGAACGACACGAACCGACCTTCAGTGCGCCGGATCTGAAAGAGATGCGATTCAGGACCGATCGCAACCGGCCAGCCCGACAAAGCGAACCGACCTCGCCTTGGCTCTACATCGGCGTCAGTGCAGCGCTACTGGTAGTCATCGCAATAGGCCTCATTGAATGGAACGCCCGGCGGCAAGCAGCTGCTATGACCCGCGAACTGATGCGACCAGCGACACCTGAAGAACAGGCGGCGCTGGATCGCCAAACAGCCGAATGGGAGCAAAAATTGCGGGCTGAAACCGCCGCAGAGTTGGCCCAGGTGCGGCGCACGATTCAACTTGATCGGGCCTTGCCCCGAGTCGAGCGGCGACCGCTCGAGGCCGGTGAACGCTGCATTGATGGACGCCGATTCAAACGAATGGACGGCGGCGGCTGGCGCGACCTCCCGAACGCGCCCTGCTAAACAGCGACTGCAATGGCAAGAACCACCAGAAGTACCAGGTGGCCCACGTAGTAGACGTAGAATGCCCGGCCGGACCTTGGAATAGCCCACTCCACACGCGCAAGGCGCAATGCCGGCAGCGCCAGTAGTGCCCAGGCATTGCCGTTGTAAGCGCACACCAGGGCCATGCAAGCCCACACCAGCCAAGGGCGGCCACCCTGCCCTCGATACCAATGCCAGGCAGCTAGAACGAGCCACACGCCAGGCCAGGCGTAATCCAGGGCGACGGGAGCGACGATTGCCAGTAGGGCGGCCAATGCCCACTGACGGCGCTCCAAAGCCCATATGCAGCCAGCCGCGGCGGCAAAGGTAAGCAGCACGTTGAGTGGTAGCACCTGGCCGAATGCCACCGTAGCCGCGGGAGTGGCGACCAGACCCCAAGCCGCCAGGCGCCGTGCTGACTTCCCAGCATCGGCGCCGTCCTGAGCCAGGTTGTAGGCCATGACCAGGGCAAACACGGGGAACGCGACCCGGCCAAGCTCGGACACCACCGGCACGTAGCCAAGCCCGAATACCGTCAACACGTGATCGCCGGTCATCAGCACCAGGGCAAGCCACTTTAACAACTCACGTCCGCCGCTGGTCATAGCTTGTTGGGTCCGGGTGGAGTGGTCATGTAGGTAGTAGTCGGATGCGCCTTGGACTCAGGGAAGCTGCCCATGGCCCGCTCCACATGCTCGAGGGCAACACCACCACCCTGCCCTCTATTCGCAATGTCACCGCGAGCGCGCTCGATCTGGGAAGGGCCATCGACGTAACGATCATTGCGTTCGTCACGGAACGGCTCGTATTGCCCGTGACGTGCAATCAGTCGGCACGTCGGTTCATCGGCCAGCTGATACCTGGTTCCCTGTTCGGTGACGCATGTGCAACTTGGGTCATCAATGTCGCCCTGGGCATTGGGCCCACCCAGAGACGACATGCAGAACAATCGCGGAGCCTCGCTGGGAAGGTTGATAGCGCTGTCGTAGGCCGGTGCACTCCACGGCTCGGATGGGATACGCGGCATGAATTGATCGACGTACTCCCGAATCGTTTTCGTGCCTCTCGCTCCGCCTGCACCGCCCGCCGTCGCTGACGCTCCGTCAGGCGGTGCATGCGCGCTCTGTGCACTCGGCGCTGGGGGCGTAGCCGTGCCACCTCCTAACCGCTCGCCCATGTTGCCGAAGGTGTAGTACATCAGCCCGAGGCCACCCACCACCGCAATTGGCAGCGCGATGTAGTACCAGGGAATCTTGCGCTCAGTGGTGTCCAGCTCGGTGGACTTGTAAAGCCCCATCGGGCGTTTGGGAAGCGCTTTACGCTTCACCACCAGCGGCGTTGCCTTCTCGGCCTGCGCCTCAAACCGATCGAACTCACGCAGGTGAACGAACTTCGTGCCAAAGCGACGGCGCACGTGGACATGCCGCTCAATGAGGTCGTGCACAAACTGATCGCACTGCTTATCGGGCGACTGGCTGATGAAAATAAAGTCCAAGCCACGATGACGATGTTTCGCAAGCTGTTCGACGTGATGCGGCACCTTCGAGCCTGGCGGTCGCTTCGGCAGCATGTTGTGCTCGTACGCCTCATCGACCAGGGCGACTGCACCATCAGGGAGAAAGTTCGGCCAGTCGCGGAACTGCTCTGGCGTCATCTCCAACACACCCGCCTTGGCATAGTCGAACTCGCGGATATTGCAGGCATACACCGCCCTGCCCTGATCCTTGAACTCCAATAGCCGGTCAATGCCGTGCAGCGTCTTTCCGTGACCAGGTTGGCCGGTATACCAATAGATCATGACCCGGACCCCAGCTGATCGGCCACTGCCTTCGGCACGATGAACACCTTCCAGGTAAGCCGAACCGTCAAGGCCGAAAGAATCATCGACATGGCAGTGCCGACGCCCAAATAGCCGAGAAGCTCTTGCGCCGGCCCACTGATGCCGCCGATGTACTGCAGCACGAACGCCTTGAGATTCGGCAACACCGCATTGAACGTCACTGTGGTAAGGCCGAACGTCGCAAGGATGCGGGCGAAAATCCCCGCTGCCGCATCCTTCAGCGTGCCGACCAGCAACACAACCGCCTTAAGAATCCATGTCCAAACCATCATGATCAGAACCCCCAACCCATCAGGATTTTCAATGCAACGAAAGCGGCAAATATCTGAATGAGCCCGCGCAGAATCGCCGCCGCTTGGCAGAAGTAAGGGAAGTCAGTGCCACTGATCGTCTGGCCCATCAGCTTGAACGTTGGCGGCGTGGGGCACGATCCACCGCCGAACATGTTGCTCGTATCGAGCAATCCGGTTGATACCCCGATACCCCATTTCTTGGCGCCCTGGACATCGGTTGCACTATCGCCAATCGGAGCAGGATCGCCGCTACCTTCCAGCACATCCGCCACGCCATTGCCATTGGCATCGGCGTTGTTTCCGGGCGTCTCCGTCTTCCCCGCAGCGAGCTTCTCCAACGCGCAGGCTGATCGCCACTGCATCAGCAGCCCGGCGTACTCCATCGCGTTGCATTTCTCGCCAGTGCAGGTAGGCATGCCTGCCTGAGAACACTGACCGCCGCTGATGTTGTTGTTGCGCCGCGTGTTGCAATCAATGCGCCACTGAATTCGCGCCTGGCCGCACATGATCGGCGATCCGCTACACGACGGAGGCGACGAACACGTATCACCACCTGAAAATGAATCCTTATCGTCTGGCCCGGTCGGATCAGGATCGCCATCGTTGTCCTTATCGCGCTTACACGTGCCGTCAGGCCCGCGCACCTCACCAGTTGCGCACGAACCATCGCCAGGAATGCACTGACCTGAAGGACTGCGGATCATGCCGGACGGGCATTCTTCGTCCTTCTTCTTGCAGGAGCCCGCCACCAACGCCATGCCATCAGGGCACGCCTTGTCATCGGTACACGCATTACCAGTCTTCACCTTGCCCTCAGGGCACTCAGGCTCAACGGGTTGGCATACGCCGAGCATCCCGTTCCACACCATGTTCTTGCCCTGAGCATCGCAATCAGGCTTCTTGTCGCAGACCTTACCGTTTGGAGTGTAAGTCGTGGTGTCATCGCCGTTATCACGGAAGACCGACTCACAGCCATTCATGCACCTTACGGAGCCAGATGGAGGGAAAAATGATGTTGTCTTGCCGCCACGTTCCGAACAGCCCTTGCTGAAATAGAACGTCTGCAGGCCGTCACGATATCCGGCGCAACCGGTAGAACCGAATGCCCCGACATAGCTCATCCCGCTCCCCTTCCACACGCAGGGAACATAGGGGCTACTCGAAACGGAGTTCGCGTAGGCATTTGCTTCAGCGAAAGCCTGGCCTTCATCGCACTCAGATGGATACGAGGTGCACTGATAGGTGGCAGCGGACACGCCTCCGCTATAGAACATGCCGACGCCGATCAGCACTAGTGTCGCAAGCAGTACAACGTAGCGATACGCGGCCATCACATTCCCTCGAATGCAAGCCAGCACGCGCCGCAAACAGCAACGATGATGAAGTACCCCATGACCCTTCTCCCAATAAAAAGGGGGCGAACGTTACCGCGCGCCCCCTGCTCCGCCCAGGACACCCGCGTTAGCGAGCCTTCTTGACGTAGCCCCACAGGATGATCGCGCCCAGGATCACCGCTGCAGCGGCAACCACCAGCATCACATCGGCCTTACCACCCGACAGCTCGCCCGCGATCGCGGCGCCCGGTGAACCCGAACCACCCGATGCCAGGGCGGCACCGGATGCCATCAGGGTGGCGATACCGGCACTGACCTTGGCCGGGACGGAAGCGCCGGAGCGGCGCAGGTTGTTCTTCAGTTCCATGATTTTCCTCGTCATTTCAGTAGACCCCTAGCCGCGCCGCGCGGAATACGAGGCGCGCTTTCAACCCGATTGCCCAAACGCCAACAATGGCCGCCGCGACAAGGGTTCCATCAGCCACATCAAGGGGTGGAAGAATGGGCTGGTGGTACGGCATCCAGACCGGCACCGAACACGTCCCGTCCTGCTGCACGTTCTCCGCAGCACAACCGACAACGTAGAGAGGTGCCGGGCCAGACATGATCAGGCCGCCTTGGTGGCGGGCTGCGGCTTAGCACCTGCCGGATCGACCAGCGTCATACGGCGAGCCAGTTCCACGCCGAAGCGGCCCGGAACAAGATCGGTGGTGACATCCCACTCCTTCACCGCACCAACCGGATAGCCCTTGTCCAGGCCATCCACTTCGACTTCAATCTGGATGCGCATGGCTTCGGTTTCGAGCGTTGCGCGCTGGCTGTAAACAGGCTTCTGCATGCCGGTCTTGGTGGTGACAGTGCGGGTTTCGACATTGCTGTTAATCGTGATCTTCGGAGCGTTCATCGGTCTGTTCCTTTTGGCTTCGTGTGAGATTGGTCGTTTCGAGGTCGGCAAATTTCGGGCGGTACTGTGGGGTCAAGCTAAGTCCCCCCCTACCCCCCCGCAGGGAGACGTGGTAGGCCGCTTGTTACCCCGTTGCGCGATGCTTGCATCAGTCCGCCCGGTGACCAGGTATCGCCCTGGCCGGTCGGATCGCGTGTTGCTGTCGCCTGCGATCAAGGCGTCTTGCTCTGGGCGGCGCGTGTAGTCGATGGGCGGCGGGTTCCATGCCCCGAAATTCCGCGAGAAATCGACCACACCGCCTTTCGTGACGTACTTGCTTACGTAGCCAGTGATATCCGCCTGGCTGCGGGGCGCTTCGATGCGATTGCGACCGAACTCCCGGTACCACCATTCGTGCCACTCGTAGCGGCTGGCGAGGCGGTTGAGGTCATCGGTAGGTGCAGCTGCAACGGCGTGGAAGTGCAAGCGGCCATCACGGTGGAACTCCTGTCCTCGCGCCCACTGAATGCCGCCGTGCCAGCGCGAAGCCCACTTGGGACCGTAGATACTGCGATTGAGGCAGCTGACGAAGTAGCGGAACGCTTTATCAGCCGCTTCCTCGTGCATTCCGCCCGTGCGGCTGGTCTTGCTGAGCTTGAACGTGAGCGTCCAGAACTGTTGCCAGGGAACGCGCTGGAGTAGCTCGGCGTATCCCTGCGCTTGGTAATCAACGTGCCGCAGCTGGTGCAGCAATTCAGCGTCGCATCCGATGCTCGGAGCGTCTGTAGGCTGCCCCCGCACAGGTAGCACCGACTGTTGGGGTAGTGACTCGTCATGACTCATCGCCCTTCCGCCGCTGCAACCAATGCCGAAGCGCGAGCCAGACATGCTCAATCAAGATCGAAACCAGCGCGCCCAGGAGCAAAACGATCATGAAGATGGCGGCGGCTAGTAAGCCCGTGTCATCGCGCATCACATCAAAGAACTCAACAAAGCTCGGCGGCACCGTGTTCATGCGGCCCGCTCCTGTTCGTCGGCGAGCTCGGCGGCCGCCAGCAGATTGCCGCGCTTGCTCGCTTCGATTTCCAGTCGGCGCAGGTCGGCGACCGACTGTGCGACGTGCTGGCTTTCGCGTGCAGTGCGTCCAGCGGAGTACACGCGCCGATCAACACACCAGAAAACGAATTTGACTAACCCCAGCGAGACGGCTGCGATGCAACCCAGCAGCACGACTGAAACGAGTGCGTCCATGTGCCCTACCCCTCCCCAAGCCCCAAGGGGCCCCCGGGCAGCCTTGGGGTGCTGACCGGGGGTATCGGCTACAGGCGTAGTCGATGGGGCGCACCATAACCGGCTACACCCGTAGCCGTCAACACCTGTAGTCTTCGCCCGTAGTCAACGGGTGGAGACGGTCATGGATTGGGTAGAGTTTTTCGAGAAAACGCGGCAGGCAGCAGGCGTTGAGAGCTTTGCAAAGCTCGCTCCGAAGCTCGGTATTTCCGATGGCGCCATTTCTCACTACCGCACAGGAAAGCGCGTGCCCCAGGTGTGGGTCGTTGCAGAGTGCCTGAAGATTCAGGGCCATCCGCAGCCGGAAAAAGCGGCAATTCAGATCATGAAATCAGAGGCGCAAACGTCGCCGGAGCGGCACTTCTGGAAGCGGCTAGCGGCCACCGCCATGGCGCTGATGCTGGCAGTAGGCTTCGCCCTACCGCATGAGGTGCAGGCAATGCCGCAACCAGGTAATGCCTTGCACGATATACATTATGCGAAATGATGTATCGGGCTGTGGCGGCGTTCGTGTCCTCGGCGTGGAAATGGTGTCAGTTTTCTTGGTTCTTGTCCTTTTGCTTAGGTGACGAAGCAGATAAATCTGTTACCAAGCGCCAAGTAAAAGTGTTACGCGTTCGAACACAGCGCCTTTGGAACACTAAGGATTCTTTCGAAAGAACTTCAAATGCAGCCATCGCGCCCGCACTTGCACTCCGAAGCGTCAGGTACCATGGCATAGACGCTAAGGCTCAACTTCCGAGACTCCCTCAATGAACGACACTGATCGAGAGATCATGCTGGTTGCCATGGTAATCGTCGGATTTGCGGTCTCATTTGTCTGTTGGGCTGCCTGGCTAGCTCGCAGAACGCGACTTGCGCGGAGTCAGCGGACTGGCCTCCGGCGCAAATGAAGCCGGACCGTTCTTTCGTGTGCGGAGTGTCTGAGTTTAGAGCTATCCCCAGCTTCCGTACGCCTTCATAAAGCTAGCCTCAGCTCTACAATAGCGCGGCGGAAGACCCCGGCAAAGGCATCTTATGAGCATTGAGCAGAGCAAAGCGAGTGGATCGCGGCAATCTTCGGCGGAATGGATGGCCGCTCGCTTTGCATCGTTAGCCGGGGGTCTTGCTGTCATATATGCCTACTCCTATCTATGAATCGCCCAGGGTTCCGTAGACACCTCGCAGCCATAAACTATGGCTTAGGCGGAGGTGGTTATGAGCACGAAGCGGTACACCGATGAGTTCAAGATCGAGGCGGTCCGACAGATCGTTGAGTACGGCCGTCCGGTAGCGGAGGTTGCCGAGCGACTGGGCGTGTCGATCCATAGTCTTTACGGCTGGAAGCGGCAACAAGGCAAAGGCGATGTTGGCCGGCGTGTCGAGCAGGACCAGAACGCGGAAGTGCGCCGCCTCAAGGCTGAGCTACGCAGGGTCACTGAAGAGCGAGACATCCTAAAAAAAG